AGCGCTGATGAACGGCTCGCGCACCGCAAGGGGATAAAGGGCGTCATCTTCGGCCGGTCCGGAATCGGCAAGACGTCGCTGCTCTGGACGCTGAACGCCTCCACCACGCTTTTCCTCGACCTTGAGGCCGGGGATCTGGCGGTCGAGGGGCTGGAGATCGACACGCTCCGGCCCCGCACCTGGAAGGAATGCCGCGACTTCGCGGTGTTCATCGGCGGGCCGAACCCGGCGCTGCGCGAGGACCAGCCCTACAGCCAGGCACATTTCGACGAGGTCTGCGGCCGGTTCGGCGATCCGGCCGTGGTGGATCGCTACGAGACGATCTTTATCGACAGCATCACCGTGGCGGGGCGGCTCTGTTTTCAGTGGTGCCGGGGTCAACCCGAGGCATTCTCGGAAAAGACCGGCAAACCGGACATCCGGGGTGCCTACGGGTTGCACGGTCGCGAGATGATCGGGTGGTTGACCCACCTGCAGCATGCACGCGGCAAGCATGTCTGGTTCGTCGGGATCCTCGACGAGAAGCTGGACGACTTCAATCGCAAGGTCTTCCAGCCGCAGATCGATGGCAGCAAGACCGGCTTGGAGCTGCCAGGGATCGTCGATCAGGTCATCACGATGGCCGACATCGCCGATGCCAATGGCCAGCCCCAGCGCACCTTCGTCTGCCAGACGCTGAACCTCTGGGGTTACCCGGCCAAGGATCGTTCGGGGCGTCTGGCCTTGGTCGAGGCACCCCACCTCGGGCGGCTGATGGCCAAGATCCAGAGCCCGATCCGCCCGGCACCGGAACGCCTGAGTTATCCGGCCGTCACGTCAGCCGAACCTGCCGCTGCGGAGGTGCCGGTCAATGGCTGACCGCATCTCGACAGGCCCGATGTCCCGATCCGGGCGCTGCGATGGCTTTTCCCGTTTGACGCCGCCGCGCGTCCTTACCTCCAACTGAAAGGAACCGTGCCATGTCCGGTATCTGGAACGACTTCAACTCCGCCCAATCCAACTCCAACGTCATCCCGAAGGGCACGCTGGCCAAGGTGCGCCTGACCATCCGCCCCGGCGGTTTTGATGATCCCTCGCAGGGCTGGACTGGCGGTTTCGCCAAGCGCGCCGCGACCGGTGCGGTCTACCTCGACGCCGAATACACAGTCGTCGACGGGCCCTATGCGCGCCGCAAGATCTGGTCGCTGATCGGCCTCTACAGCCCGAAGGGCCCGGATTGGGCAAACATGGGCCGCAGCTTGATCCGCGGCATCCTGAACTCGGCGCGCGGTATTTCCGACAAGGACAACTCGCCCGAAGCGCAGGCGCGCCGCCGCATCAACGGGTTCGGTGATCTGGAGGGGCTGGAATTCGTGGCCCGGATCGACATTGGCCGGGACACCAACGGCGACGACAAGAACGAGGTGCGGGGCGCTGTCACTCCCGATCACCGCGACTATGCCGCCGTGATGGGGACCGTTGCCATGCCGATCGGCACCGCCGCCCCGCAGGGTTATGCACCGCAGCAGACGGCCACCACCCGTCCCAGCCAGCCCGCTTCCGCCCCCGGCAATGCCGGGCGGCCGAGCTGGGCCCAGTAAGGGGGGATCGGCCATGCGCCTTCGGCCCCGCCAGAAGACCTTCGTCGAGCGCAGTGTGGCTGCGCTCGCCTCCCGCGGCAACACGCTGGGCGTGGCACCCACTGGTGCTGGCAAGACCATCATGCTGTCGGCGGTCACCGGCGAAATGATCGGTGCCATGTCAAAGAATTCGGGGGCCAAGGCCTGCGTACTGGCCCATCGCGACGAACTGACCGCCCAGAATCGGGCCAAGTTCCAGCGGGTGGTGCCGGGGATTTCCACCTCGGTGATCGATGCCACCGAGAAATCGTGGGGCGGCCAGGTCGCCTTCGCCATGGTGCCGACGCTTGCCCGAGCATCGAACCTGGCCGACATGCCGCGCCTCGACTTGCTGGTGATCGACGAAGCCCACCATGCGGTGGCCGACAGCTACCGCCGCATCATCGACAAGGTGCGGGCGGCCAATCCCGATGCGCGCATCTTCGGGGTCACCGCCACGCCGAACCGGGGCGACAAGAAGGGGCTGCGCGAGGTTTTCGACAATGTCGCCGACCAGGTGCGTCTGGGTGAGCTGATCGCCTCGGGTCATCTGGTGCCGCCCCGCACCTTTGTCATCGATGTTGGCGTGCAGGACGAGTTGCGGTCCGTCCGCAAGACCCTGTCGGATTTCGACATGGCGGAGGTGGCGGGCATCATGGACCGTGCCCCCGTCACCGATGAGGTGATCCGCCACTGGAAGGAAAAGGCGGGCGACCGGCAAACCGTGATTTTCTGTTCCACGGTCGCCCATGCCGAACATGTCACCGAAGCTTTCCGCGCAGCTGGGATCACGGCGGCGCTGATCCATGGCGATCTGGCGTCCGACACCCGCAAGGCGATCCTTGCCGACTATGCGGCGGGCAGCATCCGCGTCATCGTCAATGTGGCGGTGCTGACCGAGGGCTGGGACCACCCGCCAACCTCCTGCGTCGTGCTGCTGCGCCCCAGTTCCTACAAGTCCACCATGATCCAGATGGTTGGGCGTGGCCTGCGCATCGTGGATCCGGAAGAACATCCCGGCATCGTGAAAACCGACTGCGTGGTGCTGGACTTCGGCACCTCCAGCCTGATCCACGGCACCTTGGAACAGGATGTCGATCTGGACGGCAAGACCGAGGTTGGCGATGCGCCGACCAAGACCTGCCCCGGCTGCGGCGCTGAAATCCCGCTGGCCGCAATCGAATGCCCGCTCTGTGGCGAGGTTTTCCCGCGGGAGGATGACGATGCCGGTGAAGGTGGCGGCACGGCCCCGCTGTCGGGTTTCATCATGACAGAGATCGACCTGCTGAAACGGTCCAGCTTCGCATGGGTCGACCTTTTTGGCACCGACGACGCGATGATGGCAACCGGCTTCACGGCCTGGGGCGGGATCTTCTGGCTGGATGGGGTCTGGTTTGCCGTAGGCGGGGCGAAGGGCGAACGCCCGCATTTGCTGGGTGTCGGTGAACGCACCGTGTGCCTCGCGCAGGCCGACGACTGGCTGAACACGCATGAAACCGACGAAAGCGCCTTCAAGACCCGTTCCTGGCTGCGCCAGCCGCCGACCGAAAAGCAGCTGCAATACCTGCCGCCTGAATGCCGCCATGACTTTGGCCTGACACGCTACCGCGCCTCGGCGCTGATGACCTTCGGCTTCAACAAGCGCGCCATCCGCCAGCTGATCGACAGCGCGGCCAGCCCCGAACGGAGGGCGGCATGACCCATGACCTCCATCACCATCATCACGGCCGAGGACCGGCGGCGGCTATGGCATCCGCGTGGAACACTCTGTGCTGTCTGCCGGCAACCCAGCCGTGGCTTTGGCTGGTTCGATCCGCACCGCTCGAAGCGGCCCCGGCCATCGGTCTGGTTCTGCTCGATGTCCTGCCAAGGCTACTGGACGCGTTTGGCGCGGGAGCGTGTGGCAATGGTTGACCTGACCGAGGAAGAACGCGCCGCCATCGCCGCCACCATGAAGCGCGTCGCCCTGCTGATGGACGAGATCGGCTGGGCCACCCCGCTGGCCGGTCTGACAGAGGCGCAGGTGCGCGCATTGATCGAGGAATCCGTCGAGGGTTTCCGCGAGGCCATGTCCGACATCGCCAAAGCCAATGCGCCGGAGGTGCCGTTTTGACCCTCGATTACAATCGTCGCCCCAGCTTCGCCGACCGGGTCAACGACGCCGTCGATTGCGCCCTGACCGGCGATCAGGCGACCCGCACGCCCCGTGACTATCTTGGCGGCTCGCGACTCGGCCACGCCTGCGAACGCGCCTTGCAGTTCGAATTCACTGCCACGCCGAAAGACGACGGCCAGGATTTTTCTGGCCAGTCACTGCGCATCTTCGCCATTGGTCATGTGCTCGAAGATCTGGCCGTGGCATGGCTGCGCGGCGCGGGCTTCGACCTCTACACCCGGAAGGGCAACCGGCCCGATGGTGGCCAGTTCGGCTTTTCCGTCGCGGGCGGGCGCATTCGCGGCCATGTCGATGGCATCATCGCTGCTGGCCCTGTGGGTTTCGATCTCGCCGTTCCCGCGCTCTGGGAATGCAAGACGATGAACGCCAAGAACTGGCGGGCCTGCGTCAAGGATGGCGTGACGAAGTCCAAGCCGGTCTATGCCGCGCAAATCGCCGTCTATCAGGCCTACATGGAATCCAGCGTGCCAGGCATCAGCGCCGCGCCCGCCGTGTTCACCGCGATCAACAAGGACACGGCTGAGATGCACCACGAGCTGGTGCCCTTCGATGCCGATCTCGCGCAGCGCATGTCGGATCGCGGGGTGCGGATCCTGCAGGCGACCGACGCGGGCGAATTGCTGCCGCGCATCGCCGCCAGCGCCGATTTCTTCGAATGCCGCTTCTGCCCTTGGGCCGCGCGCTGCTGGAGGCTGGAGCGGTGAGCGAGGACAGCATCCTGCACTTCAACCCGTGGATGGATTTCAACGACGGTCCCCCGGCCGAAAACCCCTTTGGCTGCGATCCGGACCCCGATCAGATTTCCACCTTCCTCGACACCGTGTTCAGTTGGTGCGAGGGGCTGATCCCGCTGCGGGGCTTTGTCGACAAGGGTCAGGGCCGGGACGGCAAGCCGCACAACATCTGGATCGCGGCAGACACGACCGCGCGCGAAAAGCTGGCGACCTTCGCCGCATGGGCGAACCGCGAGGGTGCGGCGGTCTATGTCATCCCCGGCACTGTCGCCGAACAGGGTCAGGCCCGCGCCGCCGATGTGCTGCAGATGCAGGCCCTCGTGGTCGACCTCGACGCGGGTGACATCCCGGCCAAGCTGAACCACATCGTCAGCCACCTTGGGACGCCCACCCTGATTGTGGAGAGTGGCGGCCGCACGCCCGAGGGTGCTGCCAAGCTGCATGTCTGGTGGAAATTGACCGAACCCGCCGATGGCGAGGATCTGGCCACCCTGTGCCGCCTGCGGGGCGACATTGCCG